GGAAGAAAGGCAGGGGGGGTAGACGCTGAGCCTAAAAAAACGCTGTCTATCGTATCCTTCTTGCGACTATTACAGCTTCTACATGCAGCAACCAGATTATCCAGCGTATCTTCGCCGCCCTTCGACTTGGGATATACGTGATCAACTTCAGTAGCCACGTCACCACAGTACGCACAAGTATACGCATCACGATTAAGTACCCTTATCCTTATCTTCTTCCATTGAGCAGTAGATCTATACTGCTTCTTACTTAGTGCCATCCTTTACGCTCCCAATGTGCTAACGCTTTACATGGCTTGCCATCGTATCTATGTGCAATATATTTCAAATGCACATCTATTTGCTTCTTAGGACTTAGTGTCCCATACCACGCGCTACGCATCTGACCTAAACCATAATGCGATCCATTACGCGCAGTATGTGACCATCTACTCTCATGGTGTATTAGCCAGTTATAGCATTGGAACTGTTCCCAGCTTAGTTTGTTGTAAGCGTGTAGTTTGATATTCATAACGTTAAGTGGCTTTTGAGAATATGCTTTTTCTGTTGCAGCGAAGCTAAACGTCATTAACAGCGTTAAAATGACAATAGAGCGGCCTAATGCTCGACCGCGTAGTGCGCTGCCCCTCAGGCGCGCAAGCGTTCTGAGCATAACATGCTTGTCAAGTGAATTACAAAACCGCAGGTCAGAGGCTTGAATTGTCGACATTTAGTCTTTACCCCATCTTTTGCCCTTGAAATGTGCCGGTGTAGCCACATAGATCTTGAACATCTCGTTCTTACATTGACCACAAATTAGTGCGTAATCGTCCACCTTTTCTAACGGTATCGTGATTTCGCTTGTTGTGTCGCATTCGCGGCATTCGTAATCAAATCTTGGCATTATTGCTCCCACAATAAATTACTGTGATTCACGTTCAATAACATAATAATGGAATGGAATGAGGAACTTTGTCTATTTAGGCCTGATCCATCCACGTAATTTATTCTTTTGGTAGGCACATAAATTGACGGATAACTGTATTTTTTGAACAAAGCATGACGTCGCTTGCCCCCCAATGAATCAACCGGCAATATCAAAGCAGCCGGTCTAGCAGATTCTAGTACCCGCTCAATAACATCATCTTTAATGCTGAAAGGTGGGTTTGTAATCACATACTCATATTCGTAATCTGTTTCTAAGTAATCCGTTATTGAATGGATAACGGTGTGATTTCGCATTTGACCCACTTTTACAAAATGACTGTCTTGTGTGTCGTAAGGACACATAATTACACTTTTATACCTAGGGTTCAGAAGCTCGTAACATTTCTGGACTATTTCGACAGGCGTATACCATTCATCGCTTTTAACGTTTCCGGTCACGTTGTTCAGCACAATTCTCACACCTTTCTCTGTTGCCGTATATCCACAAGCCGCAACCAATGCAGCGGTGGATTTGTGTGGGCTCAGTAGCCACTAGCTTTAAGCAAGTAAACTAAATCAGACAGGGTAAGCACAGCAACGAATTGATCTACTGACTTCTCACCCTGTCCATTAAGGCGCAGAACACCTACGCCCATCCCTTTAGTCTTGCGATCATGAAGCTGGCGCATAAGTCCAGCGAGGTCTAGTTTAGTGCGAGCTTTTATCTCAATGTCAAGCCCACTAATGCCAGTAATGTCTGAGCCATCACGGCCTGCCCCTACTGGTAGCGCATGCTCCCAACCCTGCTCACGCAGGTATTCAGCTACTATGCGCTGAGTTGCGTAGCCTCTGTGTTTTCTACTCTGACTTGCCATTTTCCTTCTCATACTTTTCTTCACAAAGTCCACAGTAAATGTCTACCGGGAAGTACGCCATGCGCTTGCATCCTGCACAGAATCCGCAGTTCATCCTGTTATCCGCCCTTCATCTTCGGGCCTGAAGCTCCAACGTCCACTAGGATCTAAGACCATCCAGATAGGCGCACAATGCTCAGACTTGCGCTTGTACGGTAATGGACACATGTAACCCTTATAGGCTCCCTTAGCCCCTGAGCCTTCTCTGATTGTGCGTACACCGTGCGCACACGTAGGTACAGGTTCGGCCTTGAGCTCTGTCTTGATTAAGTCCACAGCGTTGTCAAATGCGCTGACAACATCTGCCGGTGGCTCTATTGTGGTATCCCACACAATCTCATTATCAGGATTGTTTTGCTTTAGGAAAGCCGCTTGTTCCTCGGTGCGTACACGTATGGGTTTAGGGCTTGCTTGAGCGTCATTAACCTTAGCCATTTCGAGAGAGCTTGGTCGCTTTCCTTTAGCAGACAATCCGAGATTCGCCATGCATCTACCAATGCTAGAGCTCTCACAATTCTCAAGCCAAAAATCACGATCCACGCCACGGTCTTTGCGAGAACCACGCGCATAACCAACAGCGGAAGGAGCAGTATCAAGATAGGTGCGGTAAGCGTATGCCTTGAATACAACAATTCCTTTTTCTTCATCATTACTCACTAACTCGGTGATAATTGCACCGTCTGGATTCTGTTCATAAAACTTGTGGATTCTCGTGTCCACATCTTCATAGTTTTCTAAATTAAACATCTAACTGTTGTTTCCCTTCTTTGTAGTCAAGTTGCTCCTTAAAGCTCCAAATTGTGCCATCGTGCCACGTTTGGGCCTCTTTGGCGCAGGTAAAACAGTAGTGCCTCTCTATGACTTTTCCGTGGACAAATGACGTAATAGTCCACACCGCCTGTTCTTGACCTAGCGGATGATTAGCCCCAAACCTGACTTTGTGATAGTCGCACCAGATTCCGCGCTTACTCTGCGTAATCTTTGCCATAATCAGCCCAGTCCGTTCCGATTGCCATTTCCCCGGCAAGCGCAGCATAGGAGACGAGATCCACAAAACTATCCCTTTTTGGAGTTTCCACGATTCGTGAGATTTTGACCAATGCCATGCAGATACACACGTCCAACGGGTCAATTTCCCTGCCGAAATAGCTAGCCCATAACTCAGCGATTCGCTTGATATTGACTGCCGGGTGTCCGTAGTCAAGTCCTCGCTCATCGAGTATGTCTTTAGCCTCATCGAGTATTCCTTTGGCTAAATAATCCTTTTGCCCTGTTCCATCCATGTGCGTAGCCCTTCTTATAGTATTTTTGCTTAAGGTTTTGAATCTGTACGTACACTAATGAGCTGACAATTAGCAGCCCAAAGCACACATAAACTATCTGATCAGGCGTTAGGTTGTGTTTCATATCGCCCCTTTCGTTAAGCCAAAGGTAGGGCAAAACACGAATAGCCGGGATTGATTCCCCGGCGTGTTGTATAACGGTTTGATAACGGCCTAGCCGAAACGCTTGCCCTCAACAATAAAGGAGCCATCGCGTTCTATTGGAATAGCCACAGGTGACACACGCTTGCGGTCTACGTAAATAATGCCGAAGCCTGCCTGCCAGTTCATTGTGCCGCGTGTGTAATAGGCTTGGCTAACATCCATCAAATGACCGACCTCAAAGCCTGTCAGAGTACCTGTTAAAACGCCTCCAGAGGCCGTTGTAAAGGACGATAACCCTTGCCTGTGAGTATGACCACAGACCACGTTCTTACCATGCCTCTTAGCGGCTTCTAGGGCCGTTAAACCCCCATGTGGCTTAGTGGCTTGCTCATCACCATGCACCATAACCCAGTTGTCATGGAATTGGTAGGGCTTGCGGTGAAACTTAATGCCTAAAGCATCAAAGCCCATAAAGTTCTCATACTGCAATTCGGGTAACCCGATAAGACCGGGTAGCCTCTTGCTTAAGGAGTTGTAAAGTCTGTCGGTGTGGTTGGATCGGACGATATGTGTAACGCCCAATTCGTATAGGACGGTCTGAGCTGTGTCACGATCTCGACCAATGGTGCCAGACCACTCATCTCTACCGGATGACCAGCGGCTAATTGTTTGAAAGTCGAGTTCATCGCCCACGCATAGAACGTCATCAGGCTTGTATTTGCGGATGAAGGCTGAGATATTTCGGACGGCTCGTTTGTCATGAAAGGGTACTTGAAGGTCGCTGATAACAACGATTCGCTTAATCTTCTTCTTCCTCATCCTCGTAAGCGT